TGATTTACATTAGGTTGACTAACTCTTCCATCTGGTGTATTTTGAGGGGGAGGTGGGGGAGGTGATTGATTACCTTCTGCCATCTGTTGCCCTTGGACTTGGGCTTGTTCTGCTTGTTGTTGTTGTTCTAATTGTTGTTGTTGTACAAATTGATCTACAACATCAATACCTTGTTCAGCAGCACGAAATGCTTCTGATACTCCACCTGGATAACCACTTGCTCTAACTCTATTTAATATGTTTCTTCTAGTTTCGTTTGTTAGCATTCTCTTTGGCTATTTGTTGTTTAATTTGATCACCTTCTCTCTTTACTGTATTAGAATCTCTATCTATACTTTCTTTTTCTACAGATCCTCTAATTTTTTCTTCAAATTCTGCTGTTTTTAAATCTAATTCTCTTTCTTTAATGTCAAAATCTTTCATCATTTTTTCTAAAGCTAAAGAAGTTCCTTCTGGATCATTTTTAGACTCAGCATTAATCAGTGCAATCTCAATATCTTTTTGACGATCTTTTTCTTTATCTAAAGATTGAGCTTGTTGAGCCATTTGAGCGGCTTCCATTTGCTGCTGAGCTTGTTCTTGTTGAGCTTGTTGTTGAGCAGCTTCTAATTCTTCTGAAGCTTTATCTGCTAACTTAAGATTCTTTTTAATCTCAGAGAAACTATCACTATCTAACATCTCTGCTATTGCAGCTGGCTTAGTACCATTTTGCATCATAGCTTGTGTTAAACCTTTAATGTTTTGTAATTTTTCCTGATCTTTACCAGCATCAGAAACAAATATACCATAGTTAGATTCTAAGTGATCCATACTATTTAGATCTAAAAAGTCTGTTGTACCATCTGGCATAGAATACATAGTTTTTTTACCAGTTAACCAAGCTTCTTTAGAGTAATCTAATAATGCTTGGAAATCTCTTTGTTCTAATCTTTCAAATTTTCTAAATAGATCTTCTGTAATATGTGATGATTGTAATATAGCTTGTTGAGAAGATGCTTTACCTTCATAAGCCCCAATCTCACCCTGTCTTTGTCTACTTACTCCGGATATTTTCTCCCACTCTATAGCAATAGAGTTTAATAATTCTATATACTGAGATATAGTTTTAATAGACATATCTAAAACAGATTGATGTTGTGGAGATAATTTAACTCCTTCTTTATTGTAATCTACCCAGGCAATACCTGTAGCGTCTACAAAATACATAAATTTATCCATATCCCATTTCTTAGGTATCATATTAATATCAAACTGTGCTATAATATCTTTAGACTTAGCTACAGCTACTTCAAGACGGTATTTATAAATATTATAATTTAATTGATATGGTACTCCTAATTTAACCAAGGATATATTCTTAGAGTTAATATCAGAATATCTCCTACCATTAATAGGTAGTTTACATTTAGAAGGATTATCTAAAGACAGTCTTTGGTTAGCTATTGGGTTTATATTAATATACATTCTACCATCAATTCTTGTCCCCTCCCATACTTCGTTAACCCACTTCCACTCAACAGATGCCCCATCTTGTTTCAATTCTTGGGGTAATCTAAAACCATCTTCTACCTCCTCTTCTTCCATAACGCCTGTTTCAGGATCCATGTATGTTAAAAAACCGATTCGTTTTCTTGATTTCCAATAAACATTAACAACCTCTAATAATCTATTTCTATTAGAATTTTCATCATTACTTGGAGATTGCGCATTTAAATAAGATCCACCTGTTTCTGAATGTCTAGGTTCTTCAAGCTCTAATATTTGATCTTCTGTAAGATCTTCATAATAATGATCTATAATAGTAGATGCATGAGAGTATTTTCTAACTAAAGCCCAATCTCCATCCTCTACAAACTCTAAATCTGGATCTAAATCATAATCTACATCAATAGGATTTAATATATCATAAAAAGGCTCTGCACTTCTGACTCCTCTATGAGTATATACTTCTCCAGATACTAAGTAATGAAACCATGCTTTTTGTATCTTATCATACACTTCTTGCTCTTGCATAATATAATTTAAAGACTTCTGACCAAGTATAGCTCTATTATCTACATAAGAAGACTCAAACATATCTGCTATATGTTTAGGTAGTTGAATTTCTTGATCTGGATCTACCCCCATTTCTTGTCCTTGATTCTGAACAGACTGCATAAAGTGTTGTTGCAGATTTTTAAATATTACTTCAGACTTAGCATTCTCTTTTATAGATATACTGTCTGAATTTTGTACTGTAACGGTATAATTGAGTGGCCTCTTAGATTTTTCCCCTAGAAGAAGATCAATTATGGGTTTAATGATTGGGTAGTTACGCATTTGGGATGGGAAGTTCTTACGAGATTTTCCGTAAGGCTTCAACACGTAGTTATAATCAGCATCATCAATTATACCGTTATAATAGTCGTATAAATCTCTTAGTTCAGTTCTTCGTTTAGAAAAACCTGAACCTGAATTAGAGAGATCTATATATGCTTCTACACATCCTTCCCTCCATTCTTTATTTTTTTTTGTTATCGAGAGCTTTTGTCTCGGTATTTTATCATATCCCATAATCTTACAAATTTAATTAAATTTACCTTCGTTTCTACTACGAAAGTAAATATTACCCCAGTGTTTATAAATATACCACTAATAAAAATTCCTTTCGAACCACTCATCCGTAGTTCCATCCTCTAATACATCTTTTACTTCCGCATTATACAACTCTCTTGTATGATACATCCCAATCATGAATGCCATCACCCTATCAAAATTGCCTTTATGATTAAATTTAATTAACTCCGTTAAAAATGCTAAGTCATATATTTTATGCAAATTTAGAGTTTTTTTCCCATCTACATTAGTAGATCTAGGAGTATTTAACCAATCTCTAATATAAATCTCTCCTTGCTTCTTTCTTGCCTCCGTCATATGCATACCATATTGACGTTTAACATTTCTAGATTGTAATTCTTTTTTATCTAGCATTTCAAACTCTTCTTGCAATTTATGCATCTTTCTAAATCTTTTAGCGTAAGGTATTACCTCACCTCGGTCATTCTCAAATCCAATCTTACATCCATAATAATCTGATAATAAGAATAAGTTCCTATTAAAGTCATCTGAACTTTGCGGCCTTCCAACATAACTAGCAACTATAATATCATCTGGACTAGATATATTATTCACACGTTTAATAACATATGCAGCTCCTAATGAACTTGAATCTGCTGCTTGACTTTGCCCGTATGGATCATGACAAATTATATACATATTTAAAGGTACTTGGTTTGCTGCATTCTTATAAGGGGATTCATATATAACAACACCACCAGTAGTATCATCATCTTTACGATGTGGATACTTAGTTATTTGTCTTAAGTCCCCATTAATTTTAAATTTAACATTACCTTTTGTATCATGGTATAAATCTCCTATAGTTCCTATTGATGTTAAATTTTTAGCCTTAACCATATTATATTGTTCTTGTAAAGATGCTACATCAAATAAATTAGCTGTAACTTGTAATGTAGCCTCTTGTGGGGAAAAAGGATGTTCAGCTATATATTGATCTAATGATTTTGCATCTGCAGCCCCCTTCTTCTTATTCCTCATCTCTTCTTCGTAGGCTACAGCTCCCTCTTTCATAGAATTACCTTGAGGGTCAATAAATCCATCTAGGTTTTTGTAAATAGGGATAAAATACCCACATTTACTACCTAAAGACCCTTCATCCCATATATTATCATAATCCATACAATCATATGCTTCTGGATTATAAAATATCTCTTCCATAGCTTCAAAGTCTGCACCTTCTGTACCACCTGTACCAAATGCAACCATCATCCCTAATGTTTTAGACCCTTGACGCATAGTTGGCATTGTTACTTCCCAAGCTTTGAGTAGTCCGGGGAAGGAACCTGCTTCTTCAAAGAAAACGAGTTCCCCCGCCTTTCCCCTCACTTTGTCTGGATTATCTTTTAGACTCACTCCTATAATTTGTGACTTCATACCCATTTCAATGTCTACTCCGTTCACTTTTTTCTTATATCCAGACATCTTAGACATTTCTCTATCCCTAAGTCTTGGTTGTGCCCATGCTGTATGATCATCTATAAAAGATAAGAATTCCCAAGCCTTCGATAACAGTCCATCCCCAATTAGGTATTCTTTCTGCCCTGCAAAAACGAAGTTCTTAGAATTCTTTACAAAAAAGTAATTTCTAGCTAGCATACTACCAGCTTTATATGAATATCCTTTTCTTCTTGCCTTAAGAACAATCATATGTTTATTATTAGTCCTAGCTGTTTCTATCTCATAGAAGTATTCATAATCTCCATCATAAAATGCTGGGAAAGTTCTTTCACGCCTAGCTTGTATAGTACCATCAGGCATTTTTTCATCTATAGCCCTATCAATAGGACAATAGTTTAAATAAAAATAATGAAAACCTGTAATATACAACTCATCTTCTGTTCCTTTATCTACCGTTAACCCATACAGACATCTATTTTTTTCCTCATCCCAAAAGTCATAGTAATCCTTAGTTCCTGGAAGTGCTTCAGTATAATAACCACTCCTAAGAAAATTTAATGCAGATTGTCTAACTCTATCTGTATTCTTAAGCATTCTTCTCTTTAACTTTCACTAATCGAGCACACTTCTCATACTCTTCTAGTCCTGTATAATGATTGATAACAATATCTATCATAGAGTTAGATATTTTATTCCCAGAAAACGGGTTAAAAGGTAAAGGTAGGATGTCGTCCTCTTCATCTTCATTATCTAATTCTATAATCATCTCGTCTAATTTCATATCCCCAACAATTAATGCATACGCATTATCCATTGCAAGGTTATACAGTTCTATATCTTCCATAAAATCCATTACATATTATATTTATTAACTTCTACACCTCCCCTATTTGAGTTGGCTGCCTGCTCTTCTCTTTTTACTATATCTTCTAACTTAGTCAATCCATCTACAACTTTCCCCATTTTTTCAAGGTTAGATATAAGATCCTTAGCTGAATATATAGGTTTATCTCTATCATCTAATAACGTAAGGTCTATAGTTCTAAAGTATTTTTCTAATTTTACTATAGATTCTTTTGCAGCTTTAAGTAATCTAACCGCAGATGTTTCTATAAGTTTTTCATATTTACCACAAGCAGCCATAACTTTAGTTGTTGGAGTCCATTTAGATTTTTTATCAAATATACTCTCCTTAACCTCTTTTATACGTTGTTCCCATTCATATACAGCATATGGAGATCTATGATCCACCATAAAGTACACAAAAGACAATTCTTCTGGACTCAAACCTTTAAACTCAAGAATAGTACATGCATATGCGCTAGGCATAGCTAATTTACCATCTTTTATAAATATTAAATCATCCGTCAATCTCATTTAATAATTCTTTATTTTTTTCTAATATTTCTAATAACTTTCTGTCTCCATATAACTTCCTATTTGGATTAGCTTTTGCATAATCTTCTGGGTGAAATACCATTTTAATCTCTTTAAGAGTTCCGTTCTTATTTACTTTTGTAAACCATCTTCTACCCCTAACAACTCCTTTGGATGCTATAGTAGCTTTTAAATGTTTTCTAAATACCATATTATTTATTTTTCTTGGTTAGTGATTCTTCAGTTCTTTTTAAATTTGGGAACCCAGCATAACTCTCATCGTATACTTGTGACATATACTTATTATCTTCACATGTACATAGAGACTCTTTAGTAACCCACTTCTCTCCCACTAATATTGTAGTAGTTTTTTGTAATTCTCTAGTTGCACCGCACTTATTACATTTGAACTTTGCCATAATTAATAATTTACTGTTAATATTGATAATGCCCAGTCGTAACACTTATTAGGGGTTTTAAAAGACTTAACTTTATATGAATCCCAAGTTTTTTTAGTTTTTTTGTATAACTCACAATTCCACATCTGTTTATTATTGATTTTTACTGGATTTACTTGAACCCAAAATCCCATCCTTAATAAAATATCTATATCTTCATCCCCCATTACAATGTACATTTTTTATGTGTATTCCCTGTAACTGTACAAATATAATCTGCTTCTGTAGAAAATAATCTCCTCCTACACTTATCATTATGAAACCCCATTCTGTGGAGTATGTACTTAATTTTTATTCTTACTACTTTCATTCTTTAATCTATTTATATGTTTAACTCTATTAGGGTTTACTGAGAACTTACCAAAGTATGGGATACGTATAGTAGAGAAATTCCCTTCTCCCATTACTGTTGCTACAACTTTAAATTGATGATTTACCATCTCCTCTATTTTACTCAAAGGTAAGTTATATTTGTTAGCTAAGTAGTGTATTATCTCTCTTTTATCTCTATCCATTAATTTCTTGGTCCTGTATCTGGGGATAATCCACCAGTTCTTGGGTAGTTAACATCTGTATCAGACTCATTCTTAATATTCCACCTAGAAGGTATATCAGGACATTCTGAAGTTTCCCATTTAGCTTTATGCTCTAAACCACACCCACACAAACCACACCTCTTTTTCTTTTCTAATAAGTGCGGGCATTTATTACATTCATCTAATCTATCCATATATACTTCTTGAGTTACTAGTTTCATACCATTAGCTATATGTTTACTCGCAGAGGCTGCAAAGTTCTTAGCCATTTGAAAGAAACTAGGTTCCTTATGATATAACTTTTCATGCTTATCTTTATTTTTATCTTCATTCTCCATATTTATATGTTTTTACAGTTATTAATTCTCCTTCTGGGTTTTGAAATATAAATATTTCGTAGTTTCCCACCGTAAACGATGTGAAAATTAAATCCTCTGATCCTCTCATTGTTTTAGTAAATTTATTTCTACAGTATCAGTATTTGGGTCTAATAAGTTATTTAAAGTGTAGTTATTACTCTTTAATCTTAATACCCCTTTATCTTTAAACTTCTTTATATAGTTATTTAAAGTGTTAGGATCTTTAATTAAAAGTTTCTCAGCTACTTCTTTTTTATTAGACATACTACTAAGATTTTTCTCTTTAGAAGTACTTTGTACATCAATGAATACAGATAATATTTCTAACTCTTTATTAGTGAGATTAAAAATCCCATTCCAGACCTGTAAGTACTTATACGTACTATTAATCTTTATCGTTAGTTTCTTTTTCATCTTCTTGTTCTTTAATGTAATCTATAATATTAATAATATCTTCTTGCTGAGTGCAGTAAGTATATAATATCTCTTCATCTTCTGTGTGTGTTTTCTTAGCGTCATATATTTGAACATACTTATATAAAGCAGCTATATGATTTGATAGATCAGATGATTGATTACGTATTAATAAAAAAACGTCATACTCAACTTTATGAGTACGTCCGTTTACACTTATCTTCTTTTTTGTATGTTTAATAGGTTGTTTCATTACATTTTACCTAATAGTTGATGCTCACCAACTAATAGTAGATCTTTATCATCTAATCTACATTTAACCGCTTCAGTTCTAGGGTCTATCATAACTGTATCCCCTACTTTAGCAAATGTACACATAGGACCAGTAGCTAATACCTCTAATATATTAGAACGTTTAGCATTCTGAATAGAAGTTGCTTCATCTAAAATAATACCTGATTCTGTTTCTGTAATTGTTGGGTCTGGAAGGACAACCCACGATCCGTTTGGAGTAAATTTCATAATTTATATATATATTGTTTGGGGACAAATATATAAAAATCTTTTACACTCAACCAACTTTTTAACGTCTTTTATTAACAGGTTGTGAATTAAACATAACTCTCCCCCTGGCTGAGTGTCTTTTTCAAATTTAAATTTCATTCTGACAGTGCTTTCTTTTCAGAGACCTATGGATGATGTCCTTGGTGTTACTTCACCGCACGTACCTGTGTGCAATTCATCCAAATCAGAGTTTATATTTAATTCTTTTTCTAATTACCGGAGAAAATTTCCCTCTTATTTAGAGTTCGCAATCCGATGTCTAGTCCCTTGTCTGGTTACCTGGGGACGATAATATTAGGGGGCAAAGATAATAAAAAAAATTAAAAAATTAAAAATTTCTGGGAAAAATAAAAAATTTGCTGAATCTTCGAATGTGTGTACCAACACAGACAAAGACCCCTACTATATTTCGGACAATAATGTCCCCCTCTAATTAAAACCAATAAAATGGAAAATTTAGTATTAGTAACTGTATTTAGTACAGTCGTAGACAAGAACGGAGTAGCAATCAGATGCGGTAAGACAGCGGATTATATAGATGCTGAGGGTGTGCTACACCAAGGAGAGATTATCTCTACATACAACGAGGACTTGTTTGATAAGTTCGTAGTTGGCCTACAGATTGCGCCTAGAGCGTAGTCTGTAGTATAGGAGTGTAAGTATAAGCAACTGCTCCTTTTTTTTATTCTTATATATACTATACGGATAACACAAACACAGACACAAACACAGACAATAACAATAACACTAACAAAGACCCTTACTATGTGTGGGGAATGTTGGTTAATGGGTGCAAGCACCTGGTGTCATACGGCCATTTAACGGTCTATCCAACAATCATCTAGAATACAAACTTTAAACTATATAACACTATGGATTTATTTCAACATTTAACAAACTACTGCAACACAATGTTTTTCACATTTAAAGATTTATCTTTTAAAGATGTATTTATAATTGAAAATGACATTGATAAAACAATGGATGTATACGAAATCTTAAATGATGGAGTAATATCTGTAACATCTTTTTATGGAGATGAAGAACTGTCATCTATAAAGTATGATAATATATTAGACTTTAAAACTAACAATATACACATCTATCCTGAATGTTGGGATAGTGTGTTAACAGCATAATACACATCTTATTGATAAATGTCTATCTATTAAACTTTAAGTTAACGATAGCGGTAAGATGTGTATTTATTAAAATCAATTAATAATTAAATACATTAAATAACATGAACAACAAATCAATTACAATAGCAGGAATAATGCTTATAACTAGTACTATTCTATTAAATTTTATATTCTTTTTTATGGAATATAAATACACATTCAATTTAACATCTGCATTTATATTAGGAGCAGTAAATATAATGGCATTACATTTTATAAATGTTATCTTTAAATTTAAAATAGATAAAGAAGAAATTATAGCTCTTATACCAACAATTTTAATATCTATAAAAAACAATAAATTAGGTATTATATTTCTTAATAGAAGTTTAGAGATAAAATTAAAATATAAATCTATTGATAAACCAATAAACATTAACTAAAATCAATTAATCATGAAAACAGTAAAAAACATATTAATTATCGCAGTTGTAGCTCTATTTATTACATCTTGTGGTATGTCTAGCCAATGTTATAACGTTGGTACAGGAAAACCTATGAGTAGAACTTGTAGCGGTGGTTGGACTGGAGGACAATAAAAAATAGGTCGAGAGAAGAAAAGCCACGGTTTTAGCAAAAGCTATGTAAATACCAAAGTGTTCTCTCTTCCTTTTTTTCAAACTAAACATAAACATTAACTAAATAAATAAAGACATGACAAAAACAATTAAATTAAAAACAGAAAGAGTTAAAGGATTTGGCTTTTACTTTGGCTGGCAAGATAATACAATTATATTTTTAGTACCATTTATACTATTAGAAATAAAGTTTGTATCTGATAAAATAGAAGCATTATGATTAAATTAATTAAAATGATTAACCTTTATGGCTTTTGGAGAGTCATGAACAACAGTGAATACTATCATAAGAAATATGACTGGTATTGTAAAGAATACAAATAAACATTAACTAAATATATTAAAAATGACAAATAAAAGAGGTAACTCAGTAGGTATTGCAGTAATGCTTATTGTATCAATAATAATAATACTACTTGCATCATCTTGTGGTATAAGTAAATTAACTAATGAACAATTAACTCATAGAAATGCAATACAATATGAAATAGATAAAGAATATATTGAATATAGTCATAAAACTGATTCTTTATGGATAGAATATTATAAGAAATAAAACAAATAATCATCAACTAAACATAAATAACATGAAAATAACAGTACGGGGTAAACAATTCAACCCAAATAGAATGAGTTGTTCAAGACTAACAAGATTAATCACTTGTATAGAGCACGAATCAAATAAACATGAAAAAACATCAACTATCTTTAAGATGACAAAAATGGTGTTAGCTATATTAAACAGTAAATTACAATCGAAGATTAAAAATAGGAACATACTATTAATCAACGAATATTAAAACAAAAAATAGTGAACGAGTCTGCAGACTCACCACGTATTACGGACTTTTCTACTATGAGAATTAATAACTTATAGATATAATGGAATTGGGGACGGATACCGAATGATACAACGACTAAGAGTGGAGTATCTCACTATTTTTTTAACATAAACAAGGTTGGTGATATACCTTATTTAAATCACCATATAATCCATAAAAACATAAATAACATGGATAATCAAATCGATAGTGGAAGTCTAAACACTTTAAAATTAGGAGACACTTTATTATTATCAGCTAGAAAAGTTAAAGGTGATAAAATATCTTTAGAGTTTGCAGAAGTATTAACAGTACAAGAAGGACCAGTAACAGCAGTAGGTAGATTCAATCGCAGCGATTCTAGATTTGGTAACAGAGCTAGGCGTGCTTGGGTAAATGTAACAATGGAAGATATTTCTGCAGATTTAGGAATGGATTTCTCTGATAACAACCCTGAATGGGAATTAACAGAAAAAGGTGAAATGTTAGAACTTAACATGTTAAATCCTACAGTAGAAGGAGAAAGAATCAGAGTAATGGTTTCTGAAACTACTGAACCAGATGCATATCAAGCAGATAACATCGAAACTAGAGCTAAACGTAAAGGTAAAGAAGGAGAATTCATTAAACATAATGGAGACTATATCTTTAGCAATACTTTAGTAATAATTACTAATGAAGTTGTTGACCATGTGTTATTAAAAGCAGATGATTCAATAGGTAGAGTAATTACAGCCAAAGATATTGTAAAAGACAAGTCTATGGTTACTGATGAATATGGTTTGTAATATAAATTGATATAAATGGGGACTCATATAATAAAATTATATAATTTGTTTTCTAAAATGAGTCCTCATATATATTTAACTAAAACACTAAAATTATGGCTAAACAACAAATATTATTTGCTAAAGATGGTAAGAATTACTTTTCTAGACAACAAGGAAATGAAGTAAGATTGCCTAAGATAATAAAAGATGTGTCTTTATTTGAAATGCAATTTGGATTCAAACAACCAGTCGCTTATCTTTGTGGTCAACATAGACCTTTAGGGATAGATTCAGTATCAATCCCTACACTAACTAATAATGTTAAAATATGATACATTTAGTTAATGATTCTTTACAAAGAGATAACTTTGACCATGTTACAATGGAAGAAGTTGTTTCTTATTGTAAAGAAAAAGTAATATTATCAATTGACACTGAAACTACAGGTCTTGACTACACAACAGATAAAGTTATACTATTTCAAATAGGAGATGAAGAAAAACAGTTCTTAATAGAAACTAGAGGACACGATATACAAGAGTTAAAAGAAATACTAGAGAGTAAAACTATCACTAAAATATTTCATAACGCTAAGTTTGATGTGAATTTTATACGTTCTAGTTTTAATATAGTATGTGAGAATGTTTATGACACTATGTTAGCAGAGAAAATATTAACTTGTGGTAAAGGATTATCAGTATCATTATCAAATACATTAGAAAGAAACCTTAAGATTACAATGGATAAGACTCAACAGTCTAGTTTTGTTGATCATAAAGGAGACTTTACCAATCCACAATTAATATACGCAGCTAAAGATGTTGAGCATTTAATTAATTTAAAAGATAAACAGGATATAAAAACAAAGATATATAAATTACAAAATACTATAGATCTAGAGAATGAAGTTGTATTAGCATTTGCAGATATAGAATACAACGGATTAGATTTAGACTCAGAAGAATGGTTAAAATTAGCAAACAATGCTATCAACAAAGCAGATGAGTACCAAGAAGAATTAGATGAACATATATTGAATATGGATGAATTGAAACAGTTCATACCTAAGCATATACAAGGAGATTTATTCTCTGATGTATCCACTTTACGGAAGGTAAATGTCAAATGGACATCACCAAAACAAGTTTTAGAAGTTCTTAGAGGGATTATACCTAAACTTGATAACGTAAATGGGAAAGATATGCTTAGGTATGCTTTTCAATTTGATATAGTAGCTACTTACATTAAATATAAAGAACAGATGAAAATCTATTCTTCTTATGGAGAAAAGTTTATGACTAATTTAAAGTCTGATGGTAAGATACATACAAGCTTTAATCAAATATTAGATACCGGTAGAGTTAGTAGCTCACGTCCTAATATGCAACAGATACCAGCAGATAACGCATTTCGTAACTGTTTTATTGCGCCTGAAGGTTGGAGTTTTGTATCAGCAGATTATTCTAGTCAAGAGTTAAATGTAATAGCATACGGTAGTAAAGATCCTGTTTGGATTGAAGCATTGATTCAAGGCCAAGATTTACATAGTACATGTGCTGAGTTAGTATATAAAGAGAAATGGACTGATGTAGCAGAGGATGATTGCTCTTATATGAAAGACAAGTCTAAATGTAATTGTAAAGCACATAAGAAACTTAGAACTAATGTTAAGACTATTAACTTTGGTTTGGCTTATGGCATGGGTGCTAATAAACTGTCAGAAACTTTACAGATAGATAAGAAAGCTGCAGAAGACTTAATTAAAGATTACTTCACAGCATTTCCGTCTATCAAAGGATTCTTAGATAAACTAGCTAATTTTGGTAAACAGTTTGGTTATATCAAGACATTTCCTCCTTATAATAGAAGAAGATGGTTTGTTAACTGGTTTCCTAAGATGTATAACTCGAGAGAAAATAGTCAAGAATTATCGTCTATTGAGAGAGCTAGTAAAAATACACCTATACAGGGAGCTAGTGCTGACATGACTAAGAAAGCTTTAATACTTATACGTAATTATATTGGTACAAATGATGATGCACCTGTTAAGATAGTAATGACAGTGCATGATCAAATAGACACTATATGTAAAGATGAGTATATCCCACACTGGGAAAAAGCTATCAAAGCATTAATGGAAGAAGCTGCTAACGAAGTAGTTACAAATGGTTTGTTAAAAGCTGAAGTAACAGTTAGTAGTTGTTGGGAAAAATAAATAAGGGGGAGGTTAGTAATTCAAATTAATAATTCAGCAGTTATACCTTGTAAATACTTACAATTCCTCCCCTTTATTTTAATTAACAAATTAAAACAATAAATAAAATTATGAGCGGAACATTTATATTAATAATAGTTATAGTAATAACAGCATGTTTAGGTAAATATGCTGTATCAGAAGGTCAAAAAATAGAACGTAATAAAAGAGAAAACTATGAAGACTAGACATCATGTAGCAATACAAATAGAAGAAGAGCAGCAGTGGGAAAAAGATAATGGTCCCATTGATATGACTGCAGATCAATTGTGGAACTACAGTGGAGAGACTGAAGAAGACTGTATAGAGTTAATACAAGAAGATAAGGATAGATTAATAAACCTCCAGGAAAGAATAGTATTATTAGATAATAATATATATTCTGTATTATCAGAGCAAAGATCTAGAATACTTGCTTATTGGCTGTCTAACTTAGATGTACCTATGAGAGATATAGCGGAGATATTAAATTGTGATTATGTTACTGTATCAAGAACTATTGCTAGGTATCTAAAGATATTTAAAGAATTAAAAACTAAATAAAAATGAAATTATATGAAACTAAAGACAAAGAACAGAGAATTGCACTTAATAATTGGTATAGTAATGATTGCTGTGGTAGCATCATTGCTGGGACCGGTTTTGGTAAGTCTCGTTGTGGGGTTATGGCTATTAATTACGTGCTTAACACTCTTGGGGGTAAAAGGGCTCTCGTATTGGTGCCAACGACGCAACTTAAAGATCAATTCAAAGAAGAATTCAAAAAATGGGAGTCCGAAGATATTTTGGACAAGGTCGATGTAGTATGCTATCAATCAGCATATAAGTTTAAAGATGAGCATTATGATTTAGTAGTATGTGATGAGATTCACTTAGGGTTGTCTAATAAATACAGACAATTCTTTAATAATAACACTTATGATAAGATATTATGTTTAACTGCTACACCACCTGAAGAACCAATGTATAAAGTACATCTACATTCATTAGCACCTACAATCTATACATTAACATTAGATGAATGTGTAGCTATGGAATTAGTAGCCCCTTATGAGATCTGCTGTATACCTTTAGAGCTTACAGAAGAGGAAAGAGTAGAGTATAAAAAGGTTAATAATAAATTTGTAGAGCATAAAATGGCCCTAGATCCTGACGCTTTCCAGTTTGCTAAGATAGCTTTAAGCAGTTCAAGTGTTAGTTATGAGATGAAAGCACATGCTGCTGGATTCTATAAAACTATACGAGAACGTAAGAGTATTGTAGATAGAGCTCATAATAAAATAGCTAAGTTTAAAGAGATAGTATATTCTAACTTAGATAAGAAAATTATAACCTTTGGAGGTCTAAATGAATTTACAGATATGCTGGCTGAGAGCGTTTCACCTCTAGCTGAAGTGTATCATAGTAAGATTACAGGAAAGAAGAAGAAAGAGGCTCTAAGACGCTTTAGAGAGGGTGAAGTGAATGTATTATGTTCCACTAAAGCTTTGAATCAAGGATTTGACATACCTAACGCTAATCTAGGGATAATATGTGGGTTGACATCTAAATCATTGTCTATGATACAAAGAGTTGGTAGATTAATTAGATATGAAGAAGGTAAAATAGGTAAAGTATATGTATTATACATAAAAGACTCTCAAGAGGAGAAATGGCTTAAAAATGCAGTATATGATTTAAAGGGTGTAAAGTGGATGTAATAAAAACTTTAATAATAGTAGTAGATATGAATAAATTGTGTATATTTGCATTAATGTTCCGTTCAACTGTAAAAGAATCCTTTATATTATGAAAATAGAAATAGAATTTGATATACTTAGAGACACTAAAATGTCTGCTGATGACTATACCTATTTGTATATTGTATATAAAAAAGGATTTGCTCTGTTAAACAACCTTAATCTTAAACCAGATTTAGAGAAATTGCAACAAGAAGGATATGTAAAGCTTGGTGAGTCTCCTGCTAATCACACGATTAGACAGGAGTTCATCGACCTTTTCATTTCAGACTTTGATGCAATGTTTGCAGAGCTTTGCGGCACATATCCATTTAAAGTTAACGCTCCAAAAAGAGGAGTTAGGGTGCTACATGCAATTGACCCTGACGCAAAATCTAATGTAAAAGCAAAGAGTAAGTATAAAACTATTGTAGGAGGTAAAGCACATAAACATAGATTTATTATGAATTGCTTAAACAAACAATTAATTGTAGATAAACATAATTTAGGTTATTTACAAAATTTAGAAGTGTGGTTGAACAATCATACTTGGGAGAAATATGAAGACTTAAACGAACAACAAACAGAAAATGGAGAACAAGGACAAAGGCCAAGAATTACAAGAACTCTTTAAATCTAGAGGGTTCTCAAGCATAAAAAAATCAGTAGATACATCTGTAAATGAAGTAAGAACAGGGATGTTAGGGAAAAGAAAAGTACTTCCGACTAAATGGAAGCGCTTGAATAAGAATTTATTAGGTGGATTACAGCCTGGTAAAATGTATGTCATCGCAGGAAGGCCTGGGGTAGGTAAATCAGCATTTTCAAATCAACTTATATTTGACTTATTGGACAACAATCCAAGTAAAAAAGTAGTAGTATTATATTGGAGTTTTGAAATGCCTGGCCATCAACAAATACTTAGGGCTGGATCGAAAGATGTTAAGAAGCAAGTGTTGGATCTACTATCTGTAGAGACTAAACTAACAGAAGGTGAGTATGAATTATATAAAGAGAAAGTAGAAGTATATAAGAAATACCCTATTCTGTTTAATAATGTACCTAGAACTATAGAGTATATTAAAGACACATGCGTCGAGATGACTAATGCGTTGCCTGATCGTATGATTATCAATGTATTTGATCATAGTAGATTAGTAGCGGGTAACTACGACAGTGAGTTACAAAAGCTTAATAAATTATCTAAAGGTTGTATGTGGATGCAAGCTAAAATGGGAGTTGTTAATATACTCTTATCACAGCTTAATAGAAACATAGAACAAGAGCACAGAGCTAAAGCTCAATACCAACCATTACTAACAGATTTATTTGGAGGTGATAGTATAGGTCAAGATGCTCATGTTGTTATGATGTTACAACGACCTTATGATTTATATGGAATTACAGAATTATACTGTCAACATGATCCAATAGGATTATTAGCGGTTCATATAGAAAAAAACAGAGATGGTTTATTAGGAATGCTTCCGTTTGAAGCGGATATGAGTACTTTTACAATTAATGAAAGGACTAAAATTTAAATAATTTAAATAAATAAATATGATACTATCTATAATTACATACTTCTTACTATTTATATCAATTACAATAATTGTAATTAGTTATATTAAAGGAAGTGGACGTTCTAAGAGGAACTTAAACTTATTAAACAAAATGAATAAAATAAATGAGAATGAAATTACCAACTGAAAAGGTAAAGGCTAGCCGTAAATCGCCAAAGAATATGATAATATATGGAGCACCTAAGATAGGTAAGACTTCAATATTAGCAGAACTTGATGACTGTTTAATAATTGATCTAGAAAATGGATCAGATATGATAGACGCATTAAAAATAAAAGTAAATAGTTTAGCTGAACTTGCAGAAGTAGGTAAAACTATTATGAAAGAAGGAAGACCATATAAATATATTGCTATTGACACTATCTCTAAATTAGAAGAATGGTGTGAAGCAGAGGGTAAGAAAATTTATATGAAAACTCCTATGGGTAAAAACTTTGATGACAAAAACCCTGGTATGTCAATTCTATCATTGCCTAATGGCGCTGGCTATTTATATTTAAGAATGGCCTATAAGAAATGGATAGATAACTTGAACAAACTAGCGGATCATGTTATACTAGTTGGACACTTAAAGGACAAAATGCTTGAGAAGAAAGGTAAAGAAGTTGCAGTAAAAGATATTGACCTTACTGGAAAGATTAAGCAAATAACTTGTGCAAACTCAGATGCAGTTGGTTACATATACAGAGAAGATGATAAAACTATGGTTAGTTTTGACTCTTTAGATGATATTGTTGCTGGCAGTAGATGTGAACACTTAAAAGGTAAGACCATGCCTTTAGAATGGTCAAAAATATTTATAGATTAATTAAACACAAACAAAATGACGATTAAAGCAAGAACAGCTGTTAGCGTAGAAAAAGCTACGGTAACCCCAGAGACAATCTCTGTAAATGACCTGCTAAAAGATTTAGCAAACGGCATAGGAAAAAAAGGAATGTGCGATAAGTACAATGTAAAAAAATGGGAGTTAGATGAAGTTTTTAAACATCCTGCATTAAAAGGTAAAAGACCAGCTCATGTTAAGAAACTTTCTTTTACATTTGTAGACGATACTGGGGAACAATCTATAGAAGTTACTCCTAGTGATTTAATTTCTGATACATTACCATTAAATAGTGGTGATATTGCTGTAGAACAAGCAGAAGAAATAGATCCTAATCAGGTAACTTTAGAACAGGCTATAGATGAAGCTATTGAGTCAGTTGGAGAGATTAAAAATCAAATGCAAGAAACTCAAGATGCTATTATAGATATGTTGAGTCCTACACAATTTGAAACTCCAGAAGAAACAATAGCTACAGAGTATGACAGTGAAGAGTTAGACACTGATGATAGTGGATTAGAGATTCCAACTTTATCAGATACTATGGAGTTAGTAGAAGAGCAAGAGATAGAAGCTGGGACAGAAGAAGAAGTAGTAGAATTAGAAGAAGATGAATTCGATTCATTTCAATTATAAACCAATAAATAAATAAATAGATATGGCAATTAAAAGCAACGCAAGTACTGAAGCAGTACAAGGACAAGGAATGAAATTATATTCAGGTATTTCTAATTTTAGTGTTATCGCAGTAAATCCAACAATGGACGAATTACATGCATTAGACATTAAGGTTAAATCTGAACCTAATTATCAAGTGTCGTTTAACAACATAGATTACAATAAAGTTGTACTATGGGTTAAAAATGAAGATATATCAACTAGAGTAGAGATCTTATTAGCTGGAGAACATAGAGTTTCTAAAGCAGGTAAGAAACAATGGATTAATTCTTTTGGTCAAACTACATGGTCTGATGATGCACCAACATACGAATGGTGGAAGAAAGATGGTGAAAGACCAGCATATATAGGAGAAGAAACTTTGATCTTCTTTACTAAAGCATGGGCTAATGTAGCAGCAGGAGATGAAGTAACTTTTGAGACTATGAAAAATATAGCTAATGGTGATGTAAAAGAAGTTAAAGCTCTTGTATCTATATTAAAAGATAATCAAGTTAGATTATTAGTAGGAGTTAAAGATGATAAATACCAAACTATATACAATAAACAATTTGGTAGAATCAAACCACAAAGAGATGATATGTTCATTAAAATGTTGAAAGATGATTATGGTACATTTAATGCAGACTTTAACGCAGATCTTAAATGGGGAGAGCATGTACCAACAGTTGATCTAGTAACTCCAGATGCCTTAAATGAGGATGATGACTGGACTATGCCAGAAAAACCAATGAGTGAAAGACAAAAAGTAGAAGAGGCTGATCCGTTTAGCTAAACATGATAAAAGCTAGAAGCAGTGATGACTATTTACACACCGATGTCATACTTAGAGAAATCTCTGAGTATGACATTTTTGTGTATTATTGTCCAAGCTTTAAACAATTAGGTAAACCTTTCTGCAGTGAGTTAAGACAGGATAGAAAACCAACTGCATCTATCATTTCCTGGAAAGGGAACCTATTGTATAAAGACTTTGGATGTTCAGAACATTCGTTTAGCTGTTTCAGATATGTAATGTATAAATATACATGTGATTTTATATCGGCTTTGAAAATTATAGACTGCGATTTTAACTTAAATTTAAATTCTCGTAAAGAAGAAACTTTATTTACTATGGGGGTAATGGGTTTAAGACAAAAGCAACCTAAGATAGTAGAAACATTAACAATTATAAAGAAGAAAAGACGGCCTTTTTCGGAAGAAGATGGAAAGTTTTGGTCAAAATACTTTATTAGTAAGAAAATATTAGTTAGATTTGGCGTCGAACCAATAAGCCATTACTGGGTGAACCAAAACAGATTCAGTTGCAAGTCAATTACTTATGCCTTTAAATTAGGCAAGCGCTTCAAAATCTATGCTCCTTTAGAGTTAGATTACAAATGGAGCAGTAATACAAAATCTACTGATATACAAGGCCTCAAACAACTACCTAATACAGGTAAACAGTTGTTTCTTACCTCTTCTTTAAAAGATGTTATGTGTCTCTACGCTGCAGGTTATAGCGCAATCGCTTTTCAAAGCGAAATGCAAAATCCTGAAGAAAAATTAATGAAAGACCTACATGATAGATTTGAAGAAATAGTTGTTCTCTATGACAATGATTATGATAATGAGAACAACCCTGGACAAACTATGGCCAGGAAAATCTGTGAAAAGTTTAATCTACGTAATATATGCATCCCAGAGAAGTACAGGTCAAAAGACCCGTCTGATTTGGTGAAGAATGTTGGCTCACTTAACATTTTAAAACATATAATATATGAACAGACAAGATGTAATTGAATTTCTGAGATCTAGGACAGGTTATTTAAAGAAAGGAAACAAATGGATAGCTGATAAGCTTAACATTGATTTAGAGCTAGCAACTGAATGTAAAAAAGAAGTAGCAGCGACTGATTACCAAAAGTGCAAAGATAATGTGCAAGAATTCACAAATGAGAATATAAATGAGATACATGATAACGGCTTTAAACAGCATTTGTCACAGATCGGACTAAAACTAGAAGATGTAAAATCTGTAAAGTTTTGGCAAACTAGCAAAGGTGATAGTAGATACTCAGTAGTACCATTGAATCAATGGCATGAGTTAAACTCAGAAAAGAACGCATTTCTGGACGCAGTAAAACAAAAGTCACCAAAAGTCAGTAAATATTCTTATAAACCTAAAACAAGTCCTTCATTGGGTGTATTATCCTTACCGGATATACATTATGGAAAGATTACGGGCGAAGGTCCGGAAGCAATAGAAGAACACTATATGCAAGTAATAATGGAACTATGGGAGAAAGCAAAAGGATCTAACATAGAACAATTATTAATGCCTATAGGTAATGATGGTATGAATTCGGAAGGCCTAAGCAAGGCAACTACAGCAGGAACACCGCAAGATGATTATATGGGATGGAGACAATCTTTTAGAGGCTATTGGCAACTAATGGATACAGCTATCACATGGTTATCTAAAAGAGTTCCGGTTAAAGTTGTTATTGTACAAGGTAATCATGACTTTGAACGAATGTTCTATGTAGGGGAATTATTAGAGTCTAGATACGCTAATAACCCTAACATTGACGTAGACAATTCACTTGATGAGAGAAAGTACTACCAGTATGGAGCAAATATGTTCTTAAATTTCCACGGAGATAAAGTAAAAAGGAATAATATCCCTTTACTTATGGCTACTGAAGAACCTTTAATGTGGAGCAATACTAAGTTTAGAGAAGCTTTAGTAGGGCACATACATAAAGAATTAGTAGATGAAATCATGGGGACTAAGGTTAGACATATTCCAAGTATATGTGGTAATGATGAATGGCACAAGGGTAGAGCATATGTAGGAACTCAACGTGTCGGACAGATGCATATTTATCACTTTGAACGCGGGTACGAAGGAATGTTTCAAGTAAATGTTATCGACTAATGGCGTGGAAAGGGAAAAGGAAAGGCAAATCAATGATCAGATCAAAAAAGGCCTCTTATAATGGGATAGAATTTCAATCTTTATTAGAAAAGAAAATGTATCAATTACTACACGAACAGGAAATACCTGTAGAGTATGAAGAACATTCCTTTACTATATTTGATGCGTTAGTATATCCACAAGCATGCTATGAAGGAACCGCAAAAAAGCTGTATAATAAAGGATCTAAAGTTAGATCTATAAATTATACACCAGATTTTGTAGACCCTAATGGTAAATGGATTATAGAAACTAAGGGCTATGCAAATGAATCTTTTCCTTTAAGATGGAAGTTGTTTAAACGGCATCTTAAAGAAAATAACCTGGCTTATGTCTTATTTATGCCAAGAAACAAGATACAATGTTTAGAAGTACTAGAATTAATAAAACAATTATAAATCAAAGGGATCCGAAAGGGTCCCTTTTAAATTAAACAAAAAATGGGAAATTTAATAAGTCCGTGCTGTGGGGCAAATTACACAGATAATGATGATGGGCGCAGTTATTGCTGTGGCTCAATCATATCCCAAGAATTTTGTACAGAGTGTAGAGAGCACGCAGAACCTGCAGAAGGATTTGTATGTGAAGACTGTGAAGAATTCTTTGAAGAACCCGAATTAGATTATGAATATGCAGATAGAATGCATGATTCCTTTTTAGAAGATCGTATGGATGAAGAAAAGCTAGGTCTATGATAGAAGAGATTACTAGAAAGTCTATGCTTATAAGGCCTTCTGGTAGATCCACAGACTTTATAACACCAAGTTTTGGTTATGGTTGTTTATATAACTGTTCTTATTGTTACATGAAAAGACATAGACCAACAGGTCTTACTGTAGCAACTAACACAGGAGATATACTAACAGCTATAAACAATCACGCTTTCTTTACCCCGGTAGATAAACCTAATCAAACTCATGCAGACTTT